ATAGCCAAGAGTGCAGTAATAATTTTATCATTCATATTAACTACAATTATCTTTGCTTAAGTCTATTGGTACTTCTTTAGTAAACCATACATAAGATGAAACTTTAGTTCCGTCTTGTGTATAAGTACATTTTTGTCCAATTGAGCAAGAACTTAAAGCTACGAGTGCTACTATCAAAAATATTTTTTTTATTATTGACATGATTCACACTCTCCAGTGTCGTCTATTACTAAACCACCTTCGTTTTCAAAACTTCTATCTTCTGCTCTACTATTACATTCACATCCCTCACATTTACATCCTTCGTGATCTGCTTCTATGCAGTGGCATAAGTGATTACATTTTTTACAAAACCGTTCAGTCATTTTTTTCCTCAATCCCATAGAAGAACTTATCAGTATCTTCTGTTTTCCATTTACCAGAGTCTTCTACATTCCATTCAGAAGTTTGAACCTTCCAGTCATATGGAACTTCATCTTTAACAGTAAATGAAGGAATACTCCATATAATTCTATTATTAGGTTGTGCTGCATAATTTCCATCCTCTAGAGCGAGAATGTGTGCGCATTTATGTTCGTGCGGAACTTCAGAATGATCTGTATCTACTATATTACTCTCTGGATGAGCCCAGTCAACAGTAAAGAGATAGGCACCTGGATGCCACTTTTTGTCTTTGCCAATATATTTACCTGATTGTCCGTCTAAGATATCAAAAGAAGTAACAGCAGGATAGTAACTAAAGCAATTCCAAAGCTCCAGCTCGTCAAGTCTATATCGAGGAACTTCTTTGACATCAAATCCTCTTTGAACGAAGGCCGAAATAGGGAGACGATAGAACACAGCACCGTTCTCCATAATAGCATGAAAGAGGACCGGACGTCCTGTAATCGATGCCAACCCAAAAACAATACAATCTTCAACTTCTCCATGATGGTCTTTAAGATCATAGAGATATTCTCTCCTGATCTGTGAATACATCACAGGTATATTTGCATTTAGGTAGGCCATTTAACATGAGCTATTTTATTAAAGCGATTATTGCAATGACCACTATAACTATAATAATAGACTTTTGCTTATTAGCTTTAGCCCATGCCCATAGTTGTTTTACTTTTTCCATAGTTTCCTCCATATTTAAAAGAAGTTTTTATCCACTGGATTTTCTTCTTCTTTATCAATACTACCCCAATTTTCTCCGTTTTCATAGTCAACTTTATTGGGAATTTCAAGTATAAATGCTTCTTCCATTATTTTTATTACTTTATCTGCTTGTTCAGGACTTTCAATTGAAATATTAAGTTCATCATGCAATTGAATCAATGGACAGATATTTTCCTTAAATAAATTTATCATTGCTTGCTTAGTCATATCAGCTGCAGATCCTTGGATTAGCCTATTTAATGCTTTATAAGTAAAGGCCCTTTTTATATTGCCTCTTCCATTTTCTCTTGAGGCTTCTTCCCATGTGTCATAGAGTTCTCTTCTATTCCAATCTTTAGGTTCCCATTTATTAAATCTACATAGACGCCCTCCGATAGTTCGTATTTGTCCAGAATATTGTGCACGATCCATAACTGAATTCATTAACTGTTTTACGAAAGGAACTTTATTATGATAATTACTAATTAAAGCTTTAGCCTCTACTTCACTATTAATTCCTAACTGGTCTTGAAGTTTTGCTTGACCCATACCATAAAATAAACCTAAATTGATAGTCTTGGCTTCTCGACGTTCAATACGTGCTATGTTAGCCACTAGCTGATGGAAATCTGCAGTAGAATCTTTGGCTTTATACTCTTGAGCAATCTCACTGATGCCTGTTATGCCTGGTGTGCGTAAAGCATAGTGTACTACAAGTCTTGGCTCTTGTTGAGAATAATCAAAACAACCCCAACGTTCTTTTTTTGAATTAGGAAGAAATAAAGATCTTATACCTTCCCCATAGTCATTATAGTTTGGAAGTTGTTGTAAATTAGGACGAGCATAACTTAGTCTTCCAGTTAATGTTCCTCCTTGATCTCCTTTCAATTGATTTATATCAGCATGAATTTTTCCATTAACTACATAATTCTTTATGGTGTCAATAAAAGTACTTCTTAATTTATCCGCAGTTCGAGCACTTGCGATGTTTCTTAATGTCCGATGAGAGTGATTAGACAACCAGTTTTTAGTAAAAGAGGGTGCTTGAGTTTTAGGAGTGCGGTCATAATCTTTAATACCAAGTTGTTCACATACTTTAGCAATGCTTCTTGCGGCCCAAATTTCAGGATAAATCCCTGTTTGTTTTTTTACTGACTTGAGACACTCATCATAAATATATTTAAATTTTTTTTCTAAAACGCTCACATGATCTTCGTCTACTCTTACACCTCTCCATTTCATTTCCACCAGACAGGGTAGAACACCTGTTTCTAGTTCCAAAATTGAGTGTAAATTTTGTGAGTTTATTTCTTTTTCAAGTTCTTTCCACAATGCTAATGTTACTTCAGCATCTCTTTCTGCATATTCCCCTACAAATAATGATGGTAATTTATACATTTCTGCTTTAGGATCTATACCCCATTCTTTAGCGGCTTCTTGCAAGGCTGATTCGTTCTTACCCATGCCTGTATACTCTTTAGCAACAGAATTTAAATCAAAACGAAATCTGTTTTCATTTACCAGCGCTGTCATTACCATTGTATCAATAATAGTTCCGTGGACCGTGAGCCCTAGACGTTTAATCCATAGCACATCATACATGGCATTATGAAATATTTTCTTGGCTGGAGTTTTAAGGACATCGGTAAACCATTTAATAACCTTTTTTCTATTTAGGTTTCCACCACCTTCATGAGCAATGGGATAATAACCACACCAATCTTTTACAGCCACAGCTATTCCAACTACGTCTCCTCCTCCACGCGTGGAACAAGATCCTTTTTTAGTTAAGTCTGGATCTTTTGTTTCCAAGTCGATTGCGATCTCCTCGTAGTGAGATAGATCTGGAAATTCAGTGGGTGTGCACCATTCTGACTTGGCTTTAAATAACGATGTTTGTATCATGAGTAATCCCTTTCTATTGCCATATCAATATAATGTTTTGCTTTTTCTAAATCTTGCTTTTGTCCTTTCTGCTTGTGTCTGCACAAATATTTTATAGCGTTTCCTTCTGCGAAAGGCAAGTTATTTTTATTTATAAATTCTGAAGGTTGAATTTTCATTGAAGCATAATGATCTCCTCCTATTTGTTTTTTATATACGTTACTCATCTTCTTCCTTTCCGTAAACTTCTCTTTCCATTCTCATTATAAATCTATGAAATCCTTCTTCGCTCATATTACAGGATTTAGTAGTGGAAAATAATTTTCCGATTTTTTTATCATAGGTTCAAATAAATATAGTTCATGCTTGGCTCTTGAAACTCCCACATAAGCGACTCTCACTTCTTCATCTTGTTCCAACGGAGTTCCTTGTTTAAAATTTTTATAAGAAGGCCACGTCCATACAGCGGACATAATTACTATGTCTCTTTCCATTCCTTTAACTCCATGAATAGTAGAAACGAGTATATCTGTTTTGTCAAAAGTAGGATCTAATTCATAAGCGCGTTTTAAATAATTATTATAATCATCACGATCCTCATATAAAGCATTAGGTCTCTTGGACGTGACAATGCGTTTACTTTTAAAAATAAAAATATCAAACCAAGGTTTTTTAATATCGGCTAATACAAAATAATTTTCTTTCAGCATGGAAAAAGTAAATGATTTCTCTTTATCTAAAAATTCCGGAGGACACAAATTAGTGTTGGTTAGAGCGGTTTTTTTGCCATATAGCACTAAATCTTCCTTGAATTCTTTGATTAATTTCATGACTTCGGTCCCTTCAATTCCTTCTCCTTTTTGTAACCTACTCCAATTATTAATTATATTTTTTACACTCTCAGATACACTTAGGGTAAATTTTCTTCCTTCTTGTTCAGTGGTTTTTTCTTGCCATACTAATCCCCTATCTTTTAAATACCTAACAAAGTGGTGACATTTGTTCCAGCTTCGTGCACACATAATTATATTTGCTCCTACTTTAATTTTATTTTCTACTTCTTCTAACTGACTAATCCGTTCCAAGACTCCTTCTTCATCTTTTTTAACTTTATAATTATTTCCCATCCTGGTTGTAATTTGATGAGTAAGACTTTGTGCTAGATTGTAAATTTTTCTTGGAAGTCTGTGAGTATAAGGTAGAATCTCCTTTTTTCTTACGGGCCATTTTTGAAAGATCCTTACATCCGAGCCCTTCCATCCAAAAATAGCTTGGTCATCATCGCCCGCTAAATATAAATCTTCAGAATTTTTTGAGAGTTTAGCAACTACTTTCCATTCTAATCTAGATAAATCTTGACATTCATCCACAATTAATAATTTGTAATAGTCAAAAATAATATCTGGCTGAAGAGCTTTGTGTAACATATCTTCAAAATCAATAAGGTGGTTTTGTTTTTTGAAATGTTCATATTGTGTATAAATATATTGAACTTCATCTCGATGGATTTTGTATTCAAATCCACCTATGTTACATTTATCATAATACAGCATCAGTTGATCTAAACCTCTATCCCAATTTTTAAGCCGGTTGTGTCGTGCTAAAGAAACTATATTAAGAATTAAACCTACTTTTCCGTCCTCGATTCCATTCCAAGTTGCGAATGTCTCTTGTTGATCCTCTTCATCGTATTCCGGAGTATTTATTTTTATCCAATTATCGGAATCGGTTTTAAGTTTCTTTTTAAATTCTTTTTTATCGGAAACACTTAAAATTTTATAATCATCTAAATGATCCAAGCAATATTTATGAATTGTTTTAATACTATCGGTTTGAATAGAAGAATATTTAAATTTTTTTTCACATAGTTCACGTAGATTATCCACAGTTGCATTAGCAAATCCTACCATGAGAGCCTGATCAGGGGCTAGACCATTATCTAGATAAGTTTTAAGGACCTTTAACAAACGCGTAGTTTTTCCGCATCCAGGACCCCCTAGAATTTTAACTCTTTCTCTATAAAATTTATCTTTCTTCATTAATACGGACTCTCTTCCTCTTGACCAAAATCTAGATCATCATGTTTAATTATTTCTTTTTTAATCTCCTCTGGATTGATGACATATACCCATCGTTTAACGTCTTCTGTTATATGAAATTTTTCTCGGCTTATTCCACTGATTTTTTTTAACATCTGGTGAGTTAAATCTTTATTAATTTCCCAATCATTGGTTTTTAAAAATTTATAAAAAGGCTCAAACGTAAATCGGACA